ATAAACCGTTGCATAAGGGGATTGATGCATAAAACGGGGTTAGATAAGCATTTAGCACATGGCTGGTCTGCTGATACAGCTATTGTGGAGCGCCTGTCTAAGAATGAAGGTAAGGTATTTTATCTGACAGATGAGTTGCAAGCTGCTCTTAAGTCCATTGCAAACAAAAATACAGGAAGCCGGGAATCAGCCGCAACAGAGAAATTGCTACAGGCTTATACTGGCATAGAAGTAAGCACTATCGACTATGCAAATTCAAAGGAACGCCCAACTATTTCTGTTAAGAATCCTTTTATTACCATATGTGGCTATACTACACCACCCATATTCGAGCAGTGTTTAGGTAGCACAGAGGTGTTCTCAGGCTTTGTAGGGCGGTTGTCAGTATTCCGTGGCAATAAGCTGATACCGGAAGAGAACGAGAATTTTCAGGGTAACGCATGGGAAAAGGTGCCGCAAGAGGTGGTGGAAGTAATGGAAAGCATAAAGCGCAATAGGCAACGTGAGCAGCGCCCTGACGGTTCTTTTATGTATGCACAGAAAGAGATCCCTACCCAGCACCTCGGGCTTATAAAGCAATACCGGGAGCGTATAAGGCAAAAAAGAAATGAGATGCGTTTAGAGGGCGATTCATTAGAAGCTATATTTGGGCGTGCCGCAGAACAAATGATAAAATATGCAATAATAGCAAGTCAGGGGCAGGAAATATTAGAGGAGCATATTCATTGGGCTATCAGTGTGGTTGAGTACAATATAGGCATTATATGTGAGGTGGCAGAGAATTTTGCGGATAATAATTTTGAGCGTAAAAAGATTAAGGCTTTGCAATTCATTCAAAAACGAGGTGGCATGATTGAAAAATCAGCATTTACCAAGGGTTGTGCGATCTTTGACAATGGCAGAGAGCGTGATGAAGTAATAAAGGATCTTATAGAGGGCGGCAGATTGGAGAAGATAGATATAGAGGGGCCAACAAAATCTAAAACCGGATACCGCGTTGTTTCAGAGCTTCAGCAAGGAGAATAGTTACAACCTGACTATATTTGCGCCCCTCTTCCTGTCTTATAGTTTGTATTGCATCCTCAATACGCATAGGTACAGATACAGAGCGGGATAAAGTTTTCTTACTCATTTTCCGGCCTTTGTTCCAATGCTTCTGTTAAAAGAATTGCGGCCATATTTGAGGCGCTTCTTTTTTCCTCATTTGCAAGCTCTCTGATGGTTTCCACTATGGTTTTAGGTAATGATATTGTGATTTGTGCGGTGTTTTTAGGCATATTGTATAAATCCTATTATGATCCAGTAAAGTATTGTATAGAAAGTAGTTGCAATAAAGATGTATTTAAGGGTGAAGGGGATCATTTATCATCCCCATTTTTTATTTGTTGCATAGAAGAAAGGAAGGTGTGGGCTTTATTGATGCCCCTGTTTAAATTATTAATAGTAATTTCCGGTTGAACTTTCCAGTCTATATCTGCCTTGGCGCTATTACAAAGATTTATCAGCATTTGTATGGTTAATAGGGCCTTATCCATATTATTGATGCAATGAACTATAAATTGGGCCTCGGGCAAAGTGTCTGCTCTAGCTGCAATATAATCATCGCATCTGTAAATATAAGTACTGTCGCTGCTTCTCATAGGTGGTTCGGAAATTTCCCAAGGCAACCCGTATTTATCTTGTTTATTTGTCATACTAATTTTCTTTTTTTAGTTGATTATTTATCTCGGCCACTATCTCATCAACAGATAGATTTTCTAGTGTGCATGAGAAGCCATTCTTGAAATATATGTTAGAGTTGCCTTCAGCGTATGGTTCCGGACGAATGGAAACAATCTCATCAGATTCTACCCAAATAGAAAAAACCTTAATCAGCATCTTTGTTCTCCTGTTCTACTCTTTGGTTAAATGCATTCAATAAAGCTTTATCCGCATCGACAAAACTAAAACTCCACCCATCAGTTAAATTCTGCAATGCACTAGCAATTCTAGTTGGTGTTAAATGCTGATACTGAGTTGTAAAACTTTGACCACCTTTATACGCCCCGTCATCAAAGTAACAGGTTATCTTGCTCCGCCCCTTTTGCGCTGGCTCAATAGTTAAATCACATACCTTATCCAGATATTTTAATATTGTAACCCTGTCCGCAGACAGGCCTTCTCTATCTTTAAGGAACTCTTGCAGTTTAATTGGCATCGCTATTCTCCTGGAGTTTGGCTTCAAAATGCTTATATATAGCCTCTTTCAGCCACTCCTTATGCTCTTTATCGCCATGTTTAATCGCATCATAAAGAGTGTCTATCTGCTCTTTCATAACTAAACAATAACTGTATGTATCAAGCAAATCGGAGGCTAATTCTTTTTTAGTGCGCCCCTCTAAAAGATAAACGCCATCATAATGCGCACCAATCTTGCATACTATTTTATTAGGCAACTTCGTCACATTTGTAGGGTTAGTCATTTTGTTTTCTCCATGATTGATAATCATAACTTTCTTCTTGTATATAATTGCCCTCACTTATTTGCATAGTTGCACAGATAATCTGCAAAACAGTTTGCATTTCTTTATGTAGTTTTCTGCAAACATCTCGACCACCTTTGGGAAAATGCTTTTCCCCATCATCATCTTCAAGCATTTCTAAACCTATAATCTCTGCGATATCTTCTTCTACAGAACTATTGCCATAAGGGCGCTTGCAATCAACGCTTGGAGCGCCATACTCACAATCTTCCCAATGAATATTAAATTGATGCAATAGCTTCAGGTGGTTTGCAGTTATAGTAAATGTGTTTTCCCTACTCATGCGCGGTGTCCTTTTTGTTCATATTAATATTTGCTTTGGTTATTATTTTCCATCAGTCCAGTCATTTCTCTCTTGTACGCAGTATTGACATATTAAATTATATTCAAAATCCTCGAACAATCCCTCATTTTCCTTACATCTGCCACAGGCTTGTTTTGATTCTTCTATCTGTAAGGCTAAGTCATTTACTTTACCCATGATATTCCTCCCATCGCTTTTTAGGTTTCTGGCTTACTTCTACAATGCGCAAGCCTTGCTTTTCGTAACCAGATACATCCCAATCCAAATTATTAGGATATGCATAAAGAGCGATAATTTCTTTTGCACCATCTGAATAAGTTTTTTCCGCAAGTATTCTATGAGTTCCTTTGCTATATGTAGACATCACCCTTCTCCTATCGTTTTTTTTGTTTAAAATCCTACTCTAACCCTTGTTTCTAATTCTTTTAATCTTTGTTCTATCTCAATAATTGCTTGAGCTAATACCATTTCTTGTTGACTTAATATTCCGCCATTAATCGGCTTCAGAAACTCTTTTAATGTAGTAATGGATGACATACCCCTACTCTCCCGGTTTGTTTTCTATTAATAATTGTGGTGCATTCTTGTATGATACATCAACCCACTCACAGTCACCCGCAAGATGTGACGGTATACTAGAGGGATAGCAAAACCATTGTTGCAGTATAGCTTTACCAAACCTACCTTTACGCACTCTATATTTATTGTAATGGGGCATCCCACATTCTCCTTAGTTATTATTCTGTTTTACTCCCTTACATATTTTAGACTATACCCATTATCCACAAACCACTTCAATCCACCCTTAAAGCGTACCAGTTTGTCTATTTCCGCAGCATACATTGCCCTCTTATTCACCCTAGTATTTTTATAGTATATACAGTATTTATTGTTCATTACATTTCTCCCTTTCCTGTTACAGTTCCACTACTTCCAGCAAGTGTATAAAGCTTTTCCTCGTCACGGAATTCAGCCTTTTTCTTTACCCGCCTAAATGACACACCCTCTTCCAAGTATGCATCTAAGGTAATTTTACCCTGAGAAAATACCTCACCATTAGAGTCCGCCCCCTCTGATCCGGGGTTATAGTATTTGCAAGAATGAGTTGTTTTAGGATATGATAACATACTTAAACAAACATGCTCAGGCCGGCCATTGTAAGGTGCAATAGTTACGCATAACTCATAATCCATAAATGCCTCCATATCATCACCACGCTTTCTTGCAGCTTCTAATATTTCCCTAATTGTTGTCATTATTCTTCTCCTTCCCTTTAATAAAATCCCGAATATTCTCCAGCACCCCTTTATATAACAACACACCATAAAATATCCCAACAACTACAGTAGCTACAAGCCACGCTATCTCTGCATGTATAATAATCCCCCATATACCTAAGCCCAGCGCTACCATTATAAGTATTGTTATTATGTGTGCCATTATCGATCTATAGCATGCCTGCATACATCCTCAGAATGACCACCACTCATACATACAGATATAGCCTGCTTATTCATTCCCCCAACTATTGCACAGCATAATACTATCAGGCATAGTAAGAAACCTATTAGAAGTATGTTGGATAGTCCTATCTCCCGTATTATAGCTTTTATTCGTTGCATCATTATCCCTTTTTGGTTTAATAAGTGGGTTATATCATATGGTGTTTTGCGTGTCAAGAACTATTTATTAAATTAATGGAGATTTATTGGATTGTTAGTTTAAGTATCAATAGTTCGAACCCTTCCAATAGTTCGAAAGAACTCAAGCGCAAGGAATGGCGCGGCGTTCAAGCAATAGTTCTAATCCATATTTCTCCCCCCCACCCCTCCCGGCGGTGTGCGAGTATGTTTGAATTATTAGAATTATTGTAATAAATAATATATAAATATATATATATAATAATAACTTATACTACTTTTCTCTACTACCCCAAGTTGCAATAGTTCTTATTTTATACCCCAATAGTTCGAGATAGTTCTAACTTTTCTTTGTAACAAAAATATCACGTTACATTTAGGCAACAAAATGACCGTTTTTCAGAACTGCAAAATATTTTAACCTATTAGTTGAGAAACTATAATAGTTATGCATAAATCAATAAAGGTAAATAGGGCGAAATAATTAACTAAATATTAATAAGTGTGAAACATTTGTGGATGAGGATAAGGGTGGAAATGTGATTAGGTATTTAGCTAAATGGCTAATTAATCTAGGGTTGTATGTAGTGTTGTATGGGTACTAGAAGTTGTAGAGTGTTATGAGGGGGTAGGGGGGTGATTGGGGGGTGGGTTTTGTGGAAGAGGTAAAGCCTATATTTCCATTTGCATTTTTTTCTAATTTTCATTATTATTGTGACATGACAAACATATCGGAAGAATTAGACTGGATACTGTATAAATTAAATCATACGGAGGATAAGTATTTGCTTGAGCAGGTAGTTGACAGTGCGAAGAGTTATTCAGCGAGTGATGTGCATGAATGGGGTAGGAAGGAGGAGTATCGGGGTAGGTATGAGAAGATACGGGATTTGATAAAGGTGCGTATATTTGATGCGGTAGAGAGGAATGTATTGGACAGGGCTTTAGCTGGGGAGATATTAAAGACATATTATTACAAGCCGTTTAGTGCTGGGGAGGATGAGGGTGTTGGGGTAATGGGAAGGAAGGAATTGGTTGTGAGGTTTGTGTGATAAAAACATATGATTATATAGATGACAAAGGCAGAAAGCGTATAGGTCTTTTATTGGAAAGGGATGGTGGTAGGTTGAAGGCTTGTGTGCCGTCTTTGGATTTTGAGGGTGATGAGTTAGCTGGTGAATTTAAGATGTCTGTGGGGAAGAAAAACCATGTAATATTGAGGGTGGTAGATGACAACAATTGAACGCAGGTGGGAAATAGAAAAAACTATGCATAGGCTTTCTAAATTATTCTGGACTGAGCCAGCTAGATTAGAGTGTAATGGTAAAGCGTGGAGTTGCAATTGGCTTTGTAATTGGGCGGGGGATTTAAAGGCGAAAGAGTTATATTTTAAGTTATCTGATTTTTCAAGAAAGAGATATGGAAGAAGCTTATAGTGAAATCCTGATACCCTCGGTCTTCAAGGATTTATTTCTTGCATACAGGTATAAAGTATATTGGGGGGGTCGTGGTGGAGGTAAATCTAGGGCTTATGCAACTGCATTGATAATACTTTCTGCGACAGAGAAATTGAGGGTGTTGTGTGCGAGGGAGTTGCAGGTATCGATAAATGATTCTGTGCATAAATTGTTATGTGATGAGATATCGAGATTGGGACTGGATGAGTATTTTCATATAACAAATACAAGTATCAGGGCGATTGATACGGGTTCTGAGTTTTTATTTAAGGGTTTAAAGCACAATGCGAGTGAGATAAAGTCCTTGGAGGGGGTGGACAAGGTATGGGTAGAGGAGGCGGAGAAGGTGTCGGATTCGAGCTGGGAGACTTTGATACCGACGATAAGGAAGCCGGGTTCTGAGATATGGATAAGTTTCAATTTAAAGAATGTGACTGATGCGACATATCGGAGATTTGTGCTGACGGAGAGGGATGATGCGGTGGTGCGGAAGGTGAGTTGGAGGGACAATCCATTTTTTCCTGATGTGCTGGATAAGGAAAGGCGGGTATTGGAGAAAGAGGATTATGAGGCATATTTGCACGTATGGGAAGGGGAGCCGGATTTAAGGCATTCGGGTGCGGTGTATGCGAAATGGATGACGAAGTTGTATGAGGGGGATAGAATAAATGGGCGGGTGATGTGGGATCCGGGCTTTCCTGTTTATACGTGCTGGGATCTGGGTTATGACGATTCGACTGCAGTATGGTTTTACCAGTTGGGGTATGGGGAGATAATGGTGATAGATTATTATGAGAGTAATGGTCAGGGGGTTGGGCATTATTGTGATATATTGAAGGGTAAGGATTACACATATGCATTACATTTTGTTCCTCATGATGCGGCAAATAAAATAATGGCGGCGGGGGGTCGTAGTATAATAGAGCAGGCATGGAAGGACCACGGGGTTAAGATGACGGTTGTGCCTGCAACGAGTCAGCAGAATAGTATAGAGGCATTGAGAAAGACATTGCCGAGGTGCTGGTTTAATAAAGAGAAATGTGGGGATGGTCTGGATGCATTGATGCAGTATGCTTTCCAGTATGATGAAAAAATGGAAACATTTAAGTCGACACCAAAACACGACTGGTCTTCTCATGCGTGTGATTCCTTGGAATTAATGGGGCGGATGTGGCAGGAGCAGGTATTGACCAAAGAAGAAATTGTGCGGAGAGAGGTGGAAAAAAAATTCTTTAAGACGCGAAGGGAGCATAATGTTGATGGGGGGAAGGATCCTTATGTAATACAGGGGTGGAAGAGGAAGAAGAAATGAAGGGTAAATGTATAGTATGCGGGGGAGAAATGATATGGCGGAGAAAGAGCCGGAAAACATGCTCGGACAGATGCAGAAAAATATTGAGCAGGATGCGGAAAGGGGGTGGGAATGGGTGATGTGGTAATATGGCGCACGGGTCATGGTATAAGCGACTCTGTTTCCACACTTCTTGCAAACATACTTAAGGCTGAGGTGCGGCATGTGCGTGATCGTATGAACCGGAGTGAAATAAATATTGCATATGGCATATTGCGCGGTTCGGGGGATGTGTTCAGAAAATCGGGACACTGGTTTGAGATAGATAAAGGATATTGGGGTGCCGCGCATTATGATGGGAATTACAGGATTAGTTACAGGAATACGCAGGGGGTGTATGATGACGTGTGGGGCGAGAAAGAATGCGGGGTGAAATTAGAGGGGTGGAAAAGTGGGGGAAGTATAGTTCTGATATGTCCTCCGACAGAACATGTCTGCAGGTTTTTTGGAATAGATATGATTACATGGATAAAGGATGCGGTTGGGAAGTGTGAAGGGAAAGATTATGTTATAAGGATGAAAGAAGATACTTGGAAAATAAATTGGGACAGGATACGCGGCATTATAACTTTTAATTCAACTTTAGGTGTTGAAGCTTTAAGGCGTGGCATTCCTGTAATATCAGATGAAGAAAACAGCATGATCGGAAGTTACTATAAACAGAAATGCGTTGACTACACTTTAGAGAATGTTACAAAGGTTGAGAGGATGCCTCTTTTTAATTGCATGAATAGTCATCAATTTAAATTAGAGGAAGCGAGTAAGGAAAAACTGTGGGAAATAATTCGGCACTACACATCTTTATAGGTCACGACAGCAGGGAGGCTGTAGCAACTGAGGTTGCAGCATACAGTATCCGCAAAAGAACAAAATCTCCAACAGATATAAAGTTTTTAAAACACCGGGAATTACGCCGTGCTGGCTTATTTAAAAGACCATGGCTTATTGATTCTGAAACAGGTGACTTTAAGGACCTTATTGACAACCGCCCCTTCAGTACAGAGTTTTCACATACAAGATTTCTTGTTCCTGCATTAATGCAATATAAGGGCTGGGCGTTATTCTGTGATGCGGATATGCTGTTTCAGGTGGATGTCATGGAGATATTCAGGCATGCAAGGAACAAGTATGCTGTAATGGTTGTAAAGCACAATCAGGTTGTAAAAGAGAATAAAGAAAAAATGGACGGAAGGCTCCAACAGAATTACTTCCGTAAAAACTGGAGCAGTTTTATTTTATGGAACTGTGAGCACCCTGCGAATAAAAAATTGAGTAAAGAGTTTGTCAATATGGCGCAGGGTTCGGAATTGCATTCTTTCTCATGGCTCAAAGAACATGAGATAGGTGCGTTGCCAAATACTTATAATTATATAAGTGGCGTATCTCCTGTGCTTCCAGTGGAGAATATGGGGCGGCCTGATGTGGTGCATTATACCGAGGGTGGCCCTTGGTTTAAGGATTACAGGAATTGTCCTTATGGCGATTTATGGCTGGAGGAATATGAGGATTTCCAGTTGCACCGGGAAGATTATTTTATAAGTGAAATGCCAACTATTATATATGAGAAAGGAGAGCTGTGATAACATTAATATGTCCGACAAAAAACCGTCCTGATTTATGCAAACGTATGGTTGAGAGTGCTTATGCAACCGCAGATGGGAAAATTGGTATCATATTAGGTATTGCGGAACCAAGTATTTATTATGCAGATTACGAAAATATAAAAGGGCCTGATAAAATACCTGCAGGGGCACTACCTACTGTTGCAACTATAAACCTTATTGCAAAAAGATTAATAGAGGAGGGCACAACCACATTATTTTTTGTCGTTGGTGATGATGCGGTATTTAAAACTAAAGGCTGGGATACGGCACTATTAAAGGCTTATAGTGAGCTGGAGAACAAGATACACGTATTTGGCTTGCAGGATTCAAGGGATAAAGAGGGCACGCCACATCCGATTGCAACAAAGGAATTTATACAGGCAATGGGGTATCTGCTTGTTCCTATATTTAACCATTGGTATGCAGATACTTGGTTATCGGATCTGACAAAGGCAAATAATTGTTTTACCTATTTGCGGGATTATGTTCTGGAGCATAAAAAGCCAAGTGATGAAGGTGTTTTTGACAGCACGTATAAGGATTTGCGAGGTTCCGGCACTATGGAAAGAGATAAATTCGTAAGTGAAGCGTGTGCACATTTTTTAGGTATAGAAAAGGGACGATTAAGGGATGCTCGTACAAATAGATTGCTAACTGGCTGGAGGAGTTAATGTTTAAATTCAGGGATTGGGGTTGGTGGTTAGTATTGTGGAAGGGAAAACATTTTAAATTAAAATTAATCTACTTTAAAAAAAATAAAAAATTATCATATCAGCGTCATGAGTACAGATATGAGTTATGGTTATTTTTGATGGGTGCAGGGAACATGCGTAATGCGGGAACATTGCAGCGAGGCGATTTTGCAATGATAGAAAAGAATGCATGGCATCAATTTATTGCTGGCAACAGGACTCTGGTTCTGGAGGTGCAATTTGGGGAAAAATGTAACGAAGAAGATATTGAGAGGAAGGAATGAAAACAAATATAGAGCCAATATGTTGGTGGACTGATAAAGAAAGAGAAATTTGTGAGAATAATCTTGTTATTAGTGAAGTAAAAACTAATTGGCGCGGCAAAAAGTATCGAGTGTATACCTCAAAAGCGTTGCATAATATTTATAGAGAAGATTTTACTTGGAGAGAATATGAATAACAGTATAGCAGCAGTAACGACTTTTCCAAATTCTGCATGGGAAGTATATGGGAAAGCGATGTTACAGTCGTATGTAAAGTTCTGGCCAGCAAATATACCTTTGCTTGTGCAACTAGATAATGATCTGCTTTTTCCTGATGTAGACAGAATATTAAGGCCGCAGGATGGTATTGCAGTTGGACAGAATATGGATCATAAAAATTTTATTGAACGCAATCAGGGTAAGGACGATGTTCAGAATTATCGTAAGCAGCCTGTACGATTCTGCCATAAAGTATTTGCATTAAAAAGAGCTTTGGATGCGGCTTTAAAGCAGAAAGAACATGAGCCTGCGCCGCGTTATTTAATATGGGTTGATGCAGATGTTATTACGACTGCAACGCCTGATAACATAATTGATTGCTTACCTAAAGAGGGTGATGCGGTTTCATATCTGGGGCGTAAGGATTGGGATCATTCTGAGTGTGGTTGGCTTGCTTTTGACCTTGAAAATGGTGGCCGGGAAATAATAGAGGCGATGCATAAGGTTTATGATGATGATATAGTTCTGACTATGGAACAGCAGCATGATTCTTATGTTTTTGACCAGATAAGAGTGCCTTATAAATGCACTAATCTTACCGAGAATCAGCCGGGAATGGATATCTGGCAGTATTCCCCAATGCATAAATGGTCTGTGCATCATAAGGGCCCTGTTGCAAAGAATAAATTATTGAGTGCGAATGGTGGAATGATTGAGCAGCCTATAATACCTGTTCCGGGTCAGAATTTTGTAATCCAGACTAAAAATGCAATACCTTCAGAGGAAATCAGGGCGCATATTGAAGAAAACCAGAAATTAATTAAAAAATGGGTTAAGGGTTGCAGGAAAACACGTGAGAAAATAGTCGTAGTTTCAGCTGGCCCCTTGCTTATAGCTGAAGATGTTCGGGCTGAGGTGAAAAAAGGGCGTAAAATAGTGGCTGTAAAACATGCTTTGGAACCACTTAAAAAGGCCGGAATAAAGCCTTGGGCTTGTATTTTGCTTGATCCACGTCCACATGTAGCTAATTTTGTTCAGGATGCAGATAAAGATATTATCTGGCTGGTTGCGTCACAGGTTAATCCAGAAATAACAAAAAAATTGCTTGAAAAAGGTTGTGAAATATGGGGCTATCATGCAGCAGTTGGGGCTGACGAACATGATCTTACTTCAAAACAGCCTGATTCTGTGATAAGTGGTGGTAGTGCAACTGCGACACGCGGTTTATATTTATTGAAGCATTTGGGCTTTAGTGATTTTAATCTTTATGGTTATGATCTTTCTCTTCCGGATAAGCCCGACCTTAACGCAAGGGATGAGTTTGGGAATCCTAAATATATGGAATTTAGTTTTTCGATAAAGGACGGCGTGGTAAATATAAAAAGGTGTTTTTATAGTGAGCCGCAATTAATGGCACAGTTTGAAGAATTACAGGATATAATACGGACTGAAAAGATGAAATTGAAGGCTTTTGGCGATGGCCTTGTACCTTTTGCTCTGAGATATATGCAGTTGTCAAATTTGCGAAAAAGTGAATTAGCGTGTAATATAAAGAAAACAAATTATAAAAGGTTGTTCGGATGGAAGAGGAGCAAAGGAATCAGGCTATTTCAGGCTTGGCACAGGATATACAGGAAAATCCACCAGAAACTGAAGGTGAGCATCAGGTTGTAGAGGGCCTTGCTCAGGCTGAATTAACTGGAAGGATAAAAAATTCTTCTGAAGTATATAATATGGCTCAAGACCTTGATGAGGAATTGCTTACAGAGCTTGGCAAGGAAGTTTTTGAAGGATTCAAGATAGATTGCGAAAGCCGCTCTGAATGGCTTATGATTCATGCATTCTGGTTATCTCTTTACATGCAACAGGATTACGCTGAGACTCAGGATGAGGAGCGCGATTGGGGCGCTACTGAATCTGTTCCTATACTTACTGAATCATGCGATCAGTTCCAAGCCCGAACTTTTAAAATATTCTTTCCTAATGATACATTTGTATCGGCCGTTCCTATGCAAAGAACTGTTGAGGCGCGAGAAATTCTTGAGGCTCGTGCTGACAGGATAGGAAAGCACATGAGTTATCAGCTGGGCTATCAGGACAGAAATTATAAGCTGGATAAGAATGCATTGTTTTTAGGTGTTGCAGTACACGGTTCTTTCTTTACCAAGACTTATTTCGATCAACAGAAAAGGCGCTTTAAGGTTGATAACGTTCGTCCTACCGATCTTGTTATAAACTATTCTGTAGGCCCTGTTAGAATAGAGGATGTGCGCAGAAAAACGCATATAATATATACTACTGTTGGAGAAACAGAAGATCTTGCGGCTCAGGATTATTTGTTAGAGCCAGCGAAAGAGGGAAGTATTACTATAGATGAAAAGTATAACACTAAGGTGGACCAATCTCAGGGAATTGCATCTCCAGATGGCGGTAGATTAAAACGTGAAGCTCCTGCAGTATTATTAGAGCAGCATAATTACTTTGATATAGGTGATGGTAATTATCATCCTTATATTGCAACTATCTGCGCAGTAAGTCAGAAAATATTAAGGTTTACTATTGGTTATGAGGCTGATGAAAAAGGCAAGCCGCTAAATAATTATGAGCAGATACAATATTTTACACATTACAAGTTCAAAGAGAATCCTGATGGTTTTTATGGACTTGGTTTGGGGCATGCAATAGGTGATCTGAATAGTGGCGTTAATATAATGTTGCGCCAGTCAATTGATGCCGCAACTCTTGCGAATGACGGTAACATGTCAGGCTTTATAAGTGAGAGACTAGGGCTTGAAGGTGACGAAATCCGTCTTACTCTGGGCAAATTTAATAAAATTCCTGACTCTGTGGGAGATTTGCAACAGAGTGTGATGATGATGAAATTCCCGGGTCCTAATGTTGCGCAGATTCAGCTTATGGAAGCAATGGATGAACGTGCGCAACGCATGGGTTCAGTTACTGAGGCTGTAACGGGTGGTTCAGATAAAGTTGAGCAGCCTACAACTTACCTTGCAAAAATAGAGCAGTCTCTGGAGCAATTTTCTTCAACCCAGCTACTATTGGCACATTCTTTAACTGATGAACTGAATAAAATTTACAGAATCAATCAAAGGTTCCTGCCTTTCCATACTTATTTTACAGTAAATGGTGTTCCGGAAACTATTACACGCGATGATTACAAAAGTGACATGCTGATCCAGCCTATCTTTGATCCTAAGTATGCAACGCAAGGGCAAAAAGTTGCAAGGGCACAAGCTGAATTGAATGCTACTTTGCAAAACCCTGTAAATGAGGGGAGGCCGCAAGTAATTGATGAAGCTTTCAGGCGGTATATGAAAGCTCTGGATGTTGAAGATATTGATGCCTTAATACCTCCTCAACCTCAAATAGAGAATTTTGATGATCAGATTTTAGAAAATATGTGGTTCTTGATGCCAAAAGAAGCGCGCCCTTTATTTGATGTGTTTCCGGATCAGAATCATGCTATACATCTTGCAATACTGAATCAGTTTCTTGCTCAATACAGTCAGGTATTACAACCCGATCAGCAGGAAGATGTGTTAAAACATATGCAAAAACACCAAGGATATTTATATGGACAAGAAAATGGACTCCTCCCGCCAAGTCAGGCCGGACAACAGCCAACTCCGCCACTTGCTGCACGACAAGACAATGCAATGGGTGCTGGGACAACTACGCCAGACTTATCGCAAGCCGAGAGCGAGTTGCTTGGAGAAATCATGGGAGGAGCAGCACCGGATAGCGGGGCAGCAGCAGGTTCTGGAGCACCTTCACAGGTTGCTTGATTCTGAATATTAGCCCGATTTGATTTCATAATTTTAAATTGCTATAATAATATCATGGGAATTTCACGCACACTTAGAAGAATTACACATGCAGTTGTTCATCCTATTCAGGAGGCAACTGATTGGATACCGGGTAGTCAGTATATTTTACCAGCTGCTTTAGCGGCAATACCGGGTGTTGGCCCGGCGCTTTCAGGAGCTTATCTTGGTGCGTCAAATTACGACAAAACCGGATCATTTGGAAAAAGTCTTGCATCTGGTCTTGTTGCATATGGCGGTGCTAAATATGGTGGAAACGCGCTCAAGAAAACATTTGGTGATTTTGGTACTATAGGTAGCAATATTGGTAGAGCCGCTAATGCAATTGGTGGTGCGGGTAGTTCTACCTCAATTGGCGCATCTCTTGGGAATGCATTAAGTTCTGTTGGCGGGAGTGCAGGAGCGGGTAGTTTTGCTTCCAATCTTCTTTCAACTCCGATAACTTCTTTGGCTGGCAATGCCATTGCAACTAATCTTGCATCTTCTTTAGGAGGCGGTAGTGCGCCAGATGCTCCGAGTGGCCCCGCACCATTTGTTGCAAGTAGGCAGGCGCAAAAAGAGCTTCCTTCAAGTCTTTCTGGATTTGGATCACTGGATCAGAATCAGCAGGCGAGTAATATTGCAACTCAAGGTGTTTATGGCGCAGGTTTGGGTCCACAGGAGAACCAATATTTTTTAAATCTTATTAATAGAAGACTTGTGGATGATAGTGGTCAGGTAGGTGATGTAAATTCAGTGAATCCAATTGAAAGTTCTTATTTAGGTCAGTTGGGACTTGGTGGATATAATAATTCTAATAATTTATTGGAGGCAATAAGTAGATGGCAGGGTTAAGTGGTGTGTGCTACCAACCGAAATTTGGTAGAGTGTTGATTGAGCGTGTAGTAGAAGAAAAATCAAAAGGTGGTGTAATAATTCCAAATGCAAAAAGACATGCATCATGTCAGGGTAAGATAATTGCATTAGGTGAAACTGCTGGTTGGACAGATACTTTCGATTCAGAGGGTGAACCCCAAGTTGTAAGAGTATTTAAAATTGGTGATGAGGTGATGTTTGGCCGTCATACGGGTGCTTGGCTTGATGCTACTTATACCAATGGTGAGCAAAATGATGATGGAAAATTATTTATTTGCCAAGATGCAGATATTTTATGTGTAATTAACAAAGGAGAGTAAAAGTGGAAGATGAAGTGCAAAATAATAGTGCGGAGCTGGAAAATAATTCAGTTACTGTAGAAAATGAAGTTAATGAATCTGAGCAGGTACAGACTCCAAAAAATGAAAGACCTGAAGGCTATGATATCATAGATCCTGAGAAAGCATCTCCTGAAGATGTTCAAAAAAGAATAAATTATCTTTATAAACAATACAGAACAAGCAATGAAGAATTGAGAAGCTACAAAGAAATTGCAGCTGAACAATCACGCTTGCTTTCTGAGTTGCAAAATGGGATGGGCGCAGTTGTAGATCATTTGCAAAGTTCAAAGTTTGTTGAGACTGAAGCGCAGGTAAAGGCACAATTAAAAGCTGCTTATGAATCTGGTGATGCAGATGCTGCTACAGATGCACAGGAAAAACTTGCAGAATTAAAAGCGCGCAAAATTCTTGCAGAGCAAAATAAACTGCAAAAACCAAAAGCGCAACCACAACAAAATCAACCACAGCAACCTCAACAATACGATGATGTGATGTATGAAGGTCGTGATGTGATTGAAAATTGGCAATCTGAAACAGATGAAAATGGTCGTCTTGTTCGTCCATGGGCTTTCACCAAAGATGCTAACAGACCAGATCCTGATTATATAGAGGCTTTAGCTGTTACACATAAAATATTAAATAGTCCGGCGTATGAGCATTTATCAATGGAAGAAAAATTAAGAAAGGTGGATGAGCGTATGGGAACAAAGCAACAGTCACAAGGTGGTCAGAATGTACTTGGCTCTCGTTTGACAACGCAGAAAAAAACTGCTAGAGTAACACTAACTCCTGAAATGCAGAAGGTAGCAATCAGGACTAAATTCGGTGGCTCCAATGCGAAAACTGACGCTGACCATATAGAGGCATATAGGAAGCAGTTAGAAATAGTGAAATCTACAAAAAGGAGCTAATCATGACCGTGAAAAAATCAGGTGTAAAAAAAGGCAATTCTTCGTGGAAACCAGCAAGTCTAAATGAATTTTCAGACAAGGAGCCGGGTTATACTTATCGTATGGTAAGAAAAGATCAGGCAAATGTTGCAAAGAAGCATAGAGAGGGTTGGGAAACAGTGAGTGGTTTGCATGATTCAAATGTAAAATATGATGATCCAAATCGTATTGAGCATGGAAAATCTCTTACTAGTATGCATGAGGGACATGATTGGATATTGATGCGTACGCCAGATGAGAATGTTGAGGAACGTGCCAAATATTACGATGCGGAAAACGCAAGACGAGTTGAGGGACTAACAGCTCACATTAAAAAAGAAATGCATGACAAGGCGGGTAATGCCCCTGTTCATGGCGAAATTACAATTAGTTCCAGAAAAGGGACAAAAGTTTTAGATTAATTAATTAAAGGAGAATAATAATGTCAATAGCTAGAGTAGGTTTTATACCAAGCAGAGAACCGTCTGTCGGTTGGGTTAAAAACTTCCCAGTTAATGCCCTTGCAAAAGAAGTTGCAAAAGGTGATGCTGTAACAATGTTAAACGGTTCAGTTTTAGCCGCTTCAGCTGGTACTAATCCTACTAAACAAGGTTTTGGTGTGGTACTTGCTGTATATACTACAGCTGGCCGCCCTCTAACTTTCCAGAATACTAAATATATTGCATCAGGTCAGGTTGGTCGTGCTGATGTATGTTTTGATCCTAACCAAACATACATAGTTCAGTGTGTAACTTCAGTTGGTCCTTCAAATATAGGTACAAACGTTGCAATAGATGTTTCTGCTGCAAACGCAACTACAGGTCTTTCTGGTATGTCAGTCGACATTCTTGCATCTGCATCTATAAATGAATTATTCAAAATCATCAACCTTGCTCCTAATGAACCGGGCGTTCTTACAGGAAGTTATACTCAGGGTGTAACTGGTGGTGGTGCTAATAATGGCGTTGAAGTGAAATGGAATTATCATTTCCTTCGTGCCGCTACTGCTAACATATAATATTAATCAAGGGAGAATAGAACATGACAATTAATTCGGGTGCATTTTCAGAGGCGTTATGGCCGGGAATAATGAAATGGTTTGGCGACACATACAAAGACTATGAGGTTATGTGGCCTAAACTTGTTGATGTCCATGAATCTGATAAGCAATTTGAGAAATTTCAGGGCATTACTAATTATGGCCTTGCTGGTCTTAAAGATCAGGGCGCTGGTATTCCTTATCGCGATAAATTCCAAGGTTTCCCTCGTGAGATTGTGAATCTATTCTATGGTATTGGTTCAACTATTACTTATGAAATGATGAGATATGACCAGTATGATAAATTCCGTAAAATTCCTGAACAACTTGCACAATCTGTTCGCAGGACCGAGGAAACTATCATAACCAATCTTCTAAACAATGGTTTCTCTACAGCTTCAAATCCAACTACAACTGCTGATGGACTTTCTCTGTTTAACTCTGCACACCGTCTTGTTGCTGCAAACAACGTTACTCAGAAAAATACTCCAACTACTGCGGCTGATCTTTCTCAGACTGCATTGGAGCAGGCTTATATTGATATAAGCGGTTTTGTTGACGATCAGAACTTACCAATTGTTATTAAGCCTAAACGTCTTATTGTGTCTAAAGAGCAGCAATTCCTTGCTCGTAAAATTCTTGACACTCAATATGAAGTTGGTTCTGGCAATAATACTATCAATCCTGTTTCAAGAGCTAATAATCCTATTGAACTAGTATGGACTCCATACCTAACAGATGCTGATGCTTGGTTTATTAAAACTGACGAGGCAGATGGTCTGGTTATGACAAATGTTGATGAGGTAATGCTTGATCGTGATAATGATTTCGACACTAAGAATCTTAAATTCTCTGCAATGAGAGGTTTTGGTGTTGGTGGCGTTAATTATCTTGGTTACTACGGTTCACCGGGCGCATAGTCAATTAATAAAGGAGAGTTTAAATGACTAGGTTTACTGATAATATATTTAGCGGTAATACGGCGCTTACATCTGCTGCTGCATCCAGAAGTCCGGTAATGCTGTGTAGAACTCATACTTTTACACAACCTGCAACTGGTGGTACAGCAGCTCAAACGGTAACTGGTACATTTCCTTCGGGAACACAAAATCTTGATGCAAATCTGTATATTGTAACAAATGGCTCTGCAACTGTAAGTGATAGATTTACAGTTTCAGCAGCTGGTGTTAACTTAATTTCGATTACTCAGGTTGGTTCTGCTGGTGGTTTATTAAGGTCTACAACTGCTGGGCTTGGAACATTATCAGTAGTTGCTTCTGCTTGTGCAAATGTTAATACATTAGTTGCGGACAGCTCTTATGCGGTTACTTATGTTCCTGTGTCAGCTAGTAAAAGTACAAGTTATCAACTTCAATTAACGTTTAGTCGCGCTACTGCTAATTTAACTAACTTATCTTAGGATATTTATGACTTTATTCGGTGATGGTATCGAATCTGGCATATTAGGATTAACATCAGCCCAATCAACCCGTGGCGCAGTATTACTTACTCGTCAAAGGAGATTTCCCGGTGGTGGAAATCAGACTTGGACAGGTTTTTTCCCGTATGGCTCAATGGGCTTCAATGCTAATCTCTATATTATACAAAATGGTTCTGCTGCCACTAGTGACAGGATGACAATATCTACCTCGGCTGGTTCAACGCCTCTATGTACTTTTGCTGCAATGGGCTCTGCGGGTGGATTACTTTCTGGAACCACGGTTGGTCTTGGTACAAAAACAGTAGTTGCTTCTGCTGCCTTTCAGCTTGGACCTAATAATGAAGGTGCTGATATACCTTTTCAAGTTGTGCTTAGCTCAGTAGATACTGCTACGGATTATGGTCTCGTAATGAGCTTTAGAAGACCATTTAAACCCGGAACATAGGAGTGCTTCGTGAGATCAAAAAGTTTTACAGTAATTTCATCAGCAAGCGGCACTACTTATAGTCCTGCATATCCAATTGATACATACCGTAACCCGTGCAATATAGGAATCGGGGTGTACTTTAATTTTGGTGCTGGTGCTATATATGATGTGCAGCACACATTTTCAGATCCTTATTCAATCAACCTTAATGCAAATCCTACTGCCAATACTCCGGCAGCAGGTGTGTGGATAAATAATTCTACATTATCTTCTGCTGCAGCTAATGGTGATACTAACTATGCTTTCCCTCCAAAAGCGATCCGTTTTGCTTTAAGGGCTAATGCTTCTGCTTCTATAACAGGCGTAATACAACAGGCAGGTCCAGAATGACTCCATTAAACAATCCTCCTGCTAAAAATCCTCCTTACAGACCTAACAGGGAACAAAGAATTCCAAAGGGGAGGTAATCATGGCCAGACGGCGCGGAAAACCCGGCGATTATCTTATAACAGAAGATTACTATGGCAGAACGAGATATCGCAGCCAAGTAAGCGTTGATTATTGGGGTAATGTTGCAGAGAAACCTTTAAAGAGAAATCTTCAGGAAATTGCGACTCCATTGTCAGATCCGGAACCAGTTTCATTATATCGCGGGCCTAGTTATGAAATATCAAATGCGTGCGATGCAGAGACTATTCCTCTTTATGTAGGAAATACTAATATCCCTACTAATCCTAATAATATGGCAGTGCAGGTGCTTAATTTAGATCCTGCAATACCTGACATGGAGGTGGGGTGTACTTTTATAATACGCTAGGAAAAATATGACAACGTATAACAAAAACACTTTAAAAACTTTCTTTCAAACTGGCGACACCCCGGATGGAAATGATTATGCAAATTTCATAGATTCTTATGTAAATATTGTTGAAACTGCAGAACAAACTTTAGCCGGAGCTTTAAACTCGCCTGAGCTTATTTCTGCAAAAATAAGTGCTGGTAACGTTAATATTACAGGCACTTTGAATGTAGTAGGTCAGTTTAGTGCTGCAAATCTATCTACAAATAATATTACAAATGCTTCCAACATTTTAACAACCACCCTCTCTGCTACAGTTGTAAATTCTAATGCGGTAGTTACAAGTGCGGCTACAATATCTGGAGATGTTTCTGCAAATACAGGTACAGTGTATGCTTCTGCTATGCGCTCTACAAATGGCATGTTTGCGGGAGTGGGAATAGTATCTGCTGCAGGTTCTGCTCAAGCTACAGCGGCTCCTTTGATTAATATAATAAACAGAGGTAAGGGTGTAGTTGATGGGCAGACTACTGGTTTTGCAATACCTTCAAATAGAACTGGTTTAGTCCAGTATTTATTCAATGAAGGTGCAAGTGCTAACTTATGGCCTCCTACTGGCGGTACAATAAACGGTCTTGCTGCGAATGCTGCATTTCCTCTGGTAGCAAGCGCAATGGTTACAATAGTTCATTTAACAGCATCAGCAATGGCGGTGAAATAAAATGGGTTTAGGAGACATCAGATATACAGTATTAGAAGTAGTAAATGAAGTTCAGAGAAAACTTGGCTTATCTGAAACCTCTACGCTTACCCAAAATAAACTTGCAACGCAAATGGTAGATTTCATCAATGATATATGTGACGATCTTTCTGATTTTGGTAACTGGCAGGAAATGATGGTGAGTGCCAATGTAACTGCTGTTTCTGGTCAGGTTGATTACTTCATTAATACTTCTGCAAATATAAAAAATATAGGTGATATTTATTTTACAAAAAGAACTGGTCCTTTAAGGAATGTGACGGTGCAAGAGATGCGTATTTTAACGCGTACAACCTCCATGGGTAATCCTTCACAGTTCACGGTTTATGGCACGGATGTAAATGGAAATCCTAATTTAAGAGTTCGCCCTACCCCTGATTCAAATGCAGCCGGAGGCTTATTTTCCATACTTTATTATGTAAGAGCGCCATTGTATACTACTTCTGATACAAATACAGTAATTCCTTTTCCGGGGCAACTTGTGGTGCAAGGTGTTCTTGCAAAAGCAATTCTCAATGAATCAGGCGGTTCACCAACAGATCATTATACTAAAGAACAACAGGATTACCTAGAGGCGCGTAAAGAGGCGCTAAACAGATTTAATGGTGATACAGGCTGGGATATTCAGTTTTCACCTAGCCATAGGAGGCGGCGTTGCTAAGTGTCAATTATCAGCTTCCTACAAATGGCCTTGGTACGGACTTTTCAGAATTTGAAAGACCAATAACTTTTGCTGAAGCTTATACAAACAGATTTAGAAATATTACTGGTGGCGCGGAGCGCAGACCGGGAATGTTGCGTTGGAATAATGCTGTAACGGGCGGTCCAACATTAACGCGTTTACACGAATGGGTAGGTAATACCGGAACGGAAGTTATCTTATCTTCAGATGATTCTGGCAATATATACAGATATGATGTTTCCACTTCAGCTTGGAGTACGGCAATAACAGGCAAAGCAGCTGTACGTTTAATAAGTGGTCAGGCTGAAGATAAATTAATATTTGTTAATGGCGTAGACAGGAATTTCTACACTAATGATGGCGGACAGACTTTTAGTGAATTAAAAGCTTTGATTGTTCGCGGTACACTAGCCGGAGGATCAGGTGCAACTACAGTTGTAGATGGTGATATTTCCAACTGGATAAGCAATACTTTAGCAGCAAATAACGATATTGTTCATAATGTTACACTTAATGCATACGGAATTGTTTCAACTGTTGCATCCGCACAACTAACTATTACTGCAATAGGTAGTGCAGCCACGGGCGCAGGAGCCGCATCAAGAAATCAGGCTGCGGGCGATCAATATGAATTAATTGATTATGTTGATTTAAATATTATTCCACAAGCTTCAGGTTTAATAGATAACGTTGCAACTGCAACTACTGGAACAACTTCATCCGTTATAGCTGTTTCTGGTGTTAATTTTCAGAATACATCAATAAGAACTGGCGATTTTGTTTATAATACTACACGCGGAGCCATAGAAATAGTTGGTTCTGTCAGTGCAAATATTAATATTACTACGCCTGTCAGTGCGCAAACTGCTGGTGATGCGCTGGCTTTCTTTAAATCTGCAATGCCTATAGCTTCATGGGTTCACGTACATTATGGTCGTGTTTATTATTTAGACTCAAGAGACCAGAGAACAACGGTTATTTCTGCTCCTGATGATCCCGAGGATGTTACGACATATCAAAGAACTCTTGATGCAACCAGTTATAGCTTTGGAACACAGCAGCCAAGCGGTGATGTGCTTTTATCGTTAAGTACTTTCCAAGGATATTTTGTTGCTGCTGGAAGAAAGAATTTATACATATATAAGGGTGCAACTCCTATTGCTGATAGCAGCGGAACAACAATAGATTTCGTTCCAACTGCTTTTTATCCCAATGGTATAGTATCCAGATTTGGCCTTTCTACTAATGGTTCTGACCTTTTGCATATTACTGCTGAGGGCCTGCAATCAATCAATATTGGTAATATTTCTAATACAACTGTGCAAAATAATGCATCCGTACCTGTGCGTACAGCAATGTTAAATGCGTTGGCGCAAGCATCTTCTGATAATATCCAACTTACATACTATCCAAGGCGTTCGTGGCTTATATGCAAAATAAGCGATCAGGCTTACATTTTAAATACGAATCCTAGTTATGATACTGCGGGAAACCTTACTCCAAGTGTTTCGTGGCACTTGTATACTGGTTTATGGACACAGCAAAATCACTATTTTGTCCGCAGAAATGGTGATTTGCTTGCATGTGGTAATAATGGCAGGGTTTATTATCTTGATTCCAGTGCTTCTACAGATGACGGAACTCAAATCTCTACAGAGTTAACTACTTCTTGGCTAAGGCTTGAAGAGCCGCAGAAAACGGTGCGTGTAAAGCAAGGGCAATATATAAAGCCTGTATTTGAATCGGGTGCAAATTTAGGTTATACTATAAATGCGGTGGCTGGCTGGGATAATTATTCCAGTGATTCTGTGATAGTTTCTTCTGCAACAGGCGGTCAGATAGGTAGTGCTGTAATTGGTACTACACCGATTGGAGCGGGGGTTTTTGCACAGGCAGATAAAACTCCATTGCGTTGGCGAGGTGAAGAGGTGAGGATTCAGTTCATTACAGAATCAAGCGCCACTCCTGATGTTATTACAGGCTTCACTTTATATGGTGATATTCATGGTATAAGGTAATTTTATGGAAGAACTGCTTAGATTATTAATTCAAAATCAGCAAAGTCCGGCGCAGTCTTTGGCAAGTGCCATACCTGCGTTTTTATATAGTAGAAATCTGAATAAATATTATGCTCCATCCCAAGCTCTTTTGGGTGCGCAAACTGATATTAATAGTCCTACTTATCAGAATATATACAAACAACAGAAGCAGCAAGGTCAACAAAATCTTTCCGAATCAGTTGCAGAATTAAGCAGGCAGAATAGGGTGCTTACCCGCATGGGTCGCTCCCCGTTACTTGATAATGAAAGAGGCGGGGAAAACATTTTTAGAAATGTTATACGTGGTTATCAGGATGTACAAAATCAAGCTGCTAATGATACGCAAGGCATATTACAGAATGCTTATCAAGGTCAATTAATGCAAGATCAGTTACGTGCACAAAATGGGGCAAAAAAATCTTCAGTGACAGGAAATATAGCTGGAAGCATAGCAAAATTATTTGGGTTATAATATGGCAGGATTTAACATACAGGATTTATTAAATAATCTTACCGGCGTTACGCTTAACCAACCTTCAACTGCGCTTTATGATGAACCTCAAGCCCTGACTGAATCCTATGATATTCCAAGTTTAGATGATTTGCAGCAACAATATTCAACAGGGGCTGATACAAATTCTTTTTATCCCGGAGGTATGGGTGGTGGCGAGGAAATTACTCAAGCTGCTCCATGGATTGATCCTGATGCAAGTATAAGCGATAAGATACAACAATTTGTAGGTGCTAAGGAGCCGTCTAAGCCTACGGCAGCTGGCAGCATTCTTTCTTCAAGATTTGGTAACACTGGTGGCGGACCTTCATATTCTGATTATTCTCAAGCGATACAAAAATCTGCTTATGGAACTCCAACTGGTGCATTAGATATAGCAAATTCTCGTTTTCAGAATCAGTTTAAAACTATTGCGGCATTGTCTAAAATGGGTGGCGTGAATAAAACACCTGCGGCAATACAAGAGTATGAATATTACAATTCTTTACCAGAAGCACAGAAAAGAATATATCTGGAATCTAAAAGAAATGTACTTGGTCCGGGTCAATTTGTCGGAGCAAATGGAAATGCAGAGCTGGCTCCCGGTTTTGTTCAAAATAGACAAAATGTAAAAATGGGCGAATCGCTTGGGTCAAAAAGTGGTGAGAATCTTGCCTTAAATCAGCAAGCGTTACCGGGAGCTATGCAAGCTGGGCAGTTAGCATTAAAAACAATTGATGATGCCTTAATGCATCCCGGCTTTGACAAAAATTTTGGTATGTACGGAATGTTAAAAAACAGACCAGGCTCTGAAGCCGCAAATGCAAGAACATTTATAGATCAAATTGGCGGTCAAAATTTCCTTACCGCATATGCTACTTTAAAAGGCGGTGGTCAGATTACAGAAATAGAGGGTGCGAAAGCTGAGGTTGCAATTGCAAGATTACAATCGGCTCAATCCCCTGAATCTGCAAGGGCTGCATTAAATGACCTTAGAACTGTTATATTAACAGGTATAAATAGAGCGCAAATGCAGGCAAATGGTCAAGGCATGGAGTTTAATCCTTCAGAAACTCTTGCTCCAAACCAAGGTTTAACTCCAACGGGTAGAACTTCAAAGGGTCGTCCTGTTTATCAAGATGCTCAAGGGAATTTAGTGGTAGAATAATATGCCAAGAATAATTACAGAAGCAGATTTAGATCCGGTTGAGCAACCAGTGCAGCAAATGCAACCGCAGGGTTTCCGTGTTATTACCGAAGCCGATCTTGATCCTGTTGAAACAGCTCCTCAAATTCCAAGCTCTCCTAATTTCTTTCAAAGAATGTCTCAGGATGCAACAAAAAGATACAATAAAGCTGCGGAGATAGGTAATGCTTATTACAATAAAGAGCAAACTAATCCAGAAACAGTATTCCAAGCTGGAACTAATGCAATAGGTGCTCTGGGTGATGTTGCTGGTAATATTATAGGAAGTGGCGCAAGATATGTTGATGATTTGGCTAATTATGCTGCTCCTGAAACTTATCAAACCGCTAAAGAAAACCTAGGACAAGCTGCAAATTATGTTGTGGAAAGTAAGGTTGGTGAACTGGCAAAAAAAGGCGTTAATGCTTATGAGAATTATGTCTCAGATAAACCCCGTGCAAAGAGAAATTTTGAGGCCGCAGGAACCGCCCTTACTTTATTGCCGATAAATAAGGCACTCCCTGCTGCGGGTGAAGCAAGTTTATTGGGGAAAACTGGTCAAAAGTTAGAAAATGTTGCTGAGAAACAAAAGATGCAATCAAAGAGTGAGTTTGTAAAAGACCTTATTTTGCCAGACGACACTTTAAAAGAAAGGCAAAGACGTGTTGCCGACACCGGAATAAATAAGTTCAGAACAAAAAAATATAATCTGAATGCAAAAGAACAAGAAATTGCAAAAGAAGTTTCTGAAGTTAAGGGAGTTAGCAAAAACAGAACATTGCAGGAGAATTATAATTTTATTGAAGATGCAAAAAATAAGGAAGCAGCTAATCTTGATAATATTCTGAAAAAAAGTAATATTGATATCTCAATTCCTGAGTATCATAAAGAGCTTGATTCTGTACTTAATAACCTTGCTGAAAACCCACTTATTACTGGTGATGCAGAAGTTACTGGTATTAAGTTGATTAATAAAATGAAAGAATTTGTTGATAAAAATCCTTCAACCGCTTCAGGCTTATTGCAAGCCCGTAAAGATTTAGATAATTGGGTTCGTTCGCAAAAAGGCGAAGGTGTTTTTGATCCAGCTAGAGAGGGGGCTTTATCTATTTCTTTAAGAGAAGTTCGTCAGGCGACTAATAATTTTATTGATTCAAAAGCAACCAATGTTTTTGTAAAACGCTCTCTTAGAAAGCAATCTAACCTATATTCAGCTCTTGATAATATTCAAGCAAAAGCAGCAAAAGAGGCTGATACTGCAATAGGTAGACTTGTTGCAAAAGCTGAGAAAGCAATTCCTGCAAAACACGAACTTGCAAAAGCTGCATTGATATTAGGGGGTGGAGGTGCTGCACTTGCATCTGGTATGGCACCTGCAGTTGGCGCTCTTGGTGCTGGCATTTATTTTGGTAAAAAAGCAGCAACTAATCCTGCTTTAAAAACAGGTACAGGAAAATTGTTTAAAGGTGCTGATAAATTAGTGCCTAGGAAGGGAAAATGACAGTACAATCAAAAACAGTAATAAAATCTTATTTTCAGCAAGGAGATAAACCGACTGAGTCTCAGTTCAGTGACCTAATAGATAGTTATCAAGATTACTCTGCCAATCTGTCTGCTTTATCTGTTTTTAATACTAATGGTATTATAGTACAAACAGCATCGGGTGCATATGTTGGCAGAACTATAACGGGCACAGGATTCGTGACTGTAAGCGCTGGCAATGGCGTTACTGCTAATCCGGAAGTAAAACTAAATATTTCACCAGTGACACAGATAGCTTTTCAGACTTTTGTATCATCTGGAACTTATACCCCAACTACAGGCATGGTTTATTGCATGGTGGAAGCTACTGGCGGCGGTGGCGGCGGTGGCGGCGGTATTGGCACTACTGCTGGTGCAGGAGGTGGTGGTGCAGGAGCTTATGGTCGCTCAAGATTAACAGCGGCTCAAATTGCTGGCTCACAAATTATTACTATTGGAGGTGGGGGCAATGGTGGCGGTTCATCAAGCAACGGTTCTAATGGGGGAACAACTACTATTGGAGCATTAGTATCTGCTGCTGGAGGCGCAGGGGGTACAGTTGCAAATGGTACAAATGGTGCTGCTGGAGGCGCAGGAGGTACGGGAGTTACTGCGGATATATCTATATCTGGCGGAGATGGTAGTTCTGGGGGTATTGGTACATCTGTAGGCGGAAGTGGTGGTTCGTCAAATTTAGGTGGCGGTGGCTTCGGCGGCGTTCCTAATGCTGGCGCGACAAACGGTAAAGCTTATGGTTCTGGAGGAGGTGGCGCTCAAGGTGGCGGCACGGGCGGTAATGGACGTGGCGGTATAGTTCTTATTACAGAATACTTATCGGTTTAACAAAAAATAAAGAGGGATATAATGAAAAATGCAGTTACAGATTTTGGTTTAGTAGGGGACGACTCAACAAATAATGATACCGCAATTGCTTCAATGATTACGGCAATTAATTCTAGCGGGGAATCTGTATTTTTCCCAAGGGGTATATATAGATTTAATTCCGTGTGGCCAGACATAACTGGAGACAATTTAATACTTTATGGCGAAGGAAAAGGTACTGGTGGATATCCCGGCCCTTCCAGTTCATCTTATGGCACCGTATTTAGGCACAATGGTACTAGCGGTGATTCAATTACTTTAAATGGTACTCGTAATGTTCAAATAAAGGATATTTTATTCTGGCCAGTTAAGCATAAAACTTCTGGCTTTGAGATTAAAGTTGGCAATAGATCAACTGATACTTTTATTGAAAAATGCGATTTCTGGTATCCATATTCTGCCGTTGATGCAAATACAGCTGTTTTTGTTAACATCAAAGATTGTTACATATTCGATCCATTTTCTCATAGCATAAGAGCTATAGGAGCAAATACTGATGGACAGCATTTAGAGGGATTATACCTCAATAATGTGATTTCATATAATTCCGGCCCCGCTGGAAGCGAGCCTGAGTTTGGTTCTTCTTGGCAAGGTTGGGCTGCGAGTACTGCATATACTGTTGGGACCTGTATAGCTGTTAACAGTTACATATTCCAATGCGTTTACGCAGGAACTTCTGCTTCTTCAGGTAGTGGGCCCACCCTTCCTTCATACACAAATTCTACCGACAGAACTACGGTGTATGTAACAGATGGAACAGCGCGCTGGATATGGCTTGGTACAATGAACGTAGCTGGATTACTAATAGATTCTTGTTCTTATCATGTTGATGTTATGAATTGCAAATTCCTTACAAGCTGGAATGCGGTGCGTATAACTGACTCAATTAATGCTGCTGGTTCCATTTCTAAGTATATTCACTTGCATAATCTAGAATCAGATCATTGCTATCAGGATGTAATTTATATTGCCGCGGGCGAAATTATTACAATTGATAAATGTCAGCTGGAAGCATCTCCAGTAGGAAGGGGAATTTACATTTACTCTACCTGCAAGGGTGTTGTAGATATTTCTGGAAATTATATTTATGCAATGTCCGCTGAAGGAATTAAAGTAGAATCAGGTCCTAAATATATTAGTATTCGTGGAAATAAAATTGGAGGAAATGGAAAGTATTCTTCAAACACACTTTCTGGTATAAATATTGGTGCAAGTACTACAGATTTCCAAATAGTATACAATAGATGCGGTCCTGTATACGATTCTGGCGGAACGCAAAAATATGGTATTGAGATTGCAACTGGTGCAAATAATTATGTGGTAACAGGCAATAATACTTTAGGCAATGGAACTGGCGGTATTCTTAATACCCCCGGAACAAGTGCTACTAAAGTAGTAACAAATAATATTTAAAGTTAATAAGGAGAATAAAAATGGCACTTTCTAATAACTCGCCAAAAGATCAATTAAGCACTGTAATGTTGCTTGCAGAAATAGCTCAGGGTTTAGCTGCTCTTGGTAGTGAGAAGCAAATCGCAAAACTTATAAAAGATGCAAATGCACTATCTGAAACTGAGGTTGCTGAAGCTGAGGAAGCGCGTAAATCAATTGCGGAGTACAAAGCTTTAATACAAGAGCAAAAAAAGAATGCGGCTGATTTAGAGGCTACTCAGGATAATATTGATTTACGCGTTAGTGAATTAAAGTCCCTGCAAGCTAAATTAGACGAAAAAGAAAGTAATCTTAATGTAAGAGATAATGAAACAAAGCTAAAAATGAAAGCCGCTGATGATTTTAAAAAGGAACTTGATAAGAGACAGGTTGATTTAGAAGCTGGTAATGCTGCATTAGATATAGCCCTAAAAGATCTTGAAAAACAGAAAGAAATTCTTGCTGAAAATACAAATGCATTAAAGGCAAGGGAAGATAAACTTAAACTACTTATAAATGAATAATGGCTTTAGACGGTTCACTGCAAGGTTCGTTAGGTGGATTAACTCTTGTACTTGATGTATCAGGAGGTGGATCTGGTATTGATAATATTACCGGGTTAGTTAGCGCTGGAACAAATGTTACAATTACTGGTTCAGGCACTTTTGCAAGTCCCTACGTAATTAATGCTATCGCATCAGGCGGAAGTGGTGGAACGGGAACGGTTACAAATGTTTCTGTAGTTACAGCCAATGGATTTTCTGGCACTGTATCATCTGCTTCTACAACTCCAGCAATAACGCTCCAAACTACAGTAAATGGTATTTTAAAGGGCAATGGAACAGCCATAACCTCTGCTCAATCTGGTACAGATTATCAGGCCCCGGGAAATTATATTACTTCTGTATCAGGAGATATTACTATTAATGGCCCCGGTGCTGTGATTGGTACTTTGTCTAATACTGCAGTAAGTGCTGGTTCGTATACACTTGCAAGTATAACTGTTGATTCAAAGGGGCGTATTATTGATGCTTCCAATGGAACAGCAGGTACTGGCACCGTAACCAGTGTTGCAGTATCAGGAAAAAATGGAATAGGAGTTGCTGGCTCACCAATTACCAACTCGGGCACAATTGATTTATCTTTAGGAAATATAACTCCAACCTCTGTTAGCACTGGTATAGTGAGCGCTTCGACTGTCAATGCTACAGGCGATATACAAGCTGCTTCCGGTAGAATAACAGTAAGTGCCGCAACAATTACAGGTAAATTAACTGGTACTACAGCCGTATTCAGCGGAATTGTAAGTGCGGATGCAGGTATCAATACAACTACTGTTTCTGCGGCAAGTATTGGCGTAACAGGCGATATAAACGCTTCTACAGGCCGTGTAATAGCATCTGCTGCAACTATAACCTCAAAATTAACGGGTAATACCGCAGCATTTTCGGGGGTGGTATCTGCTGATGCTGGCATAAGAGCTACTATAGTTTCGGCCGACTCTGTAAATGTTACGGGTGATATCAGGGCATTGACTGGAAGGGTGCTGGCATCAGCTGCTACAATATCCGGGGTGGTAAGTGCTGCAAC